AGGATATGGTCAGATAGTTACCAAAATAAAGGTAGCGATCTAAAGCGTATACAGGCAAAAAAAAGGAATTATAGTGATGGGAGGGGGCGTGGGGGAGGGAAACAAAGCAAATATTAAGTAAAACATACACCAATTAGATATGATTGAGCAATACTTACCACTTTTTATCATGGTTTCAATTATATGTGCTAGCATTGGCGCTTTTGCTGTTACCAGGAATTTTAGTAGGTCTTCACCTATTTCTAACAAGATCAAAAGACAATATGACATGTATATTGCAGACCTGGAAGCAGCAAACAAACGCCTTACAGGTAAAGTAAATCAAAGTAAGAAAGGTATCAGTATATCAGCAGATGAAGCAGATGATCCGTTTAGTGCAATAGGTGCAATAATAGATCAGATAGCTCCACAACTACCCCCAGCGATACGCCCATTACTAAAGAATAAAAAGGCATTAGACTTTATCACTAATTATGTACAGTCAAACCCAGACGCAATTAAAGGAATTGTGGAAAAATTCACCAGCAAACAAGGGAACAATGCTAAACCCCAGGAAGCAGCAGACCAATCAACCCTGTAAGACTTGCGAAGATACGGATACTGGTTTGCCTTGCGGCCAAGTATTGACAAATGATGTAGGATCAAGCGGTAGAGAACAATTTTTCTTGGCAGATTGTCCAACGTGCAAAGGACAAAAGTTTATTTATACCGACTAATTTCTTATAGAGCTATGGCAGTATTTGGAATATTAAAAAAAGCATTACCCTTAGCAGCATTGGGCTTGGGAATTTTTGCACTAGCTAATATTATTACAAAACCGCAACAGGCTTCTCAAACAGCAGGTGCATTAGGTCAAACCTTTGGTGCATTTGGTGCAGGATTATCTTCAGTAGGAACTGGAATAGGTGATCTATTGGGCGGCATTGGTGGAGGTTCAGTTAGATTAATTGATCCGTTATTCAGTTTAAGAGATTTATTTGGAGTTCAATCAACGGCAGATCCAACAGCAGCACAAGAAAGCGTTAGAACAGAAAGTTCAACATCTGTACAGGATCCTGTAGCTAATACCGCAGGCCCTAACTTATCACCAGCAAGTCAAACTATCGTATTTAATCCTAATTTAGCAGGGGGCGGCTTTACTGCAAGCAGCTTCTTTGGGGCTTAATCATGGCTTCAGCAAAACAACTTGCAGCAAGAAGAAAGTTTGCTAAAATTATGAAATCAGGCGGATTCAAAAAAAGAAAATCTAAATCTAAAAGTAAAACTAAAACCAAAACAAGAACCGTAACTAAAATTAAGACTGTTATTAAAAGAAAAACTAATAAGGGTGGTAAAAAACGCTCTAGTGTGAAACGATCTTTAGGATTAAAATCTATTACTGGATCAAGCACTATAAAGAAAGTGGCTCTAGGTATTGGTGGGGGCGTTATGGCTACCGCAATTCTATCCGCAGTTATGCCAAATAGTTCCGTCGCAAAATTTGCAGCACCAGCAGGTGCATTTGCCTTAGGAGGTATTGAGGGCGTAATTGGTAACTTTGCTTTATCAATGCTAGGTTCAAGAACAGGTTCTAACACAAACGTAACACCACAAATGGAGGCACTATAACATGGGAGTACCGATCATGAGACAATACACACGAGCAGCACCGGCGGCTATCAACACTTTTGCATTAGCAACAGATGATGTAACTGGATTATCAGTTCAACAATTGAATAAAGATAACTCCATTATAGATTATGTTAATGCAGTTCAACCAGCAGGAACCGCACAGTTCCAAACAAGATTGTTTATCAACAATTTAGAAGCAGGCCCTACATTCTTCTCCAGCAACTCCAACCCAGGAAGTGCAGGAAGAACAATACCAGGCCCACTTCCAGTTTCTGTGTCAGGCAATGCAGGCGGTAAACAATTAAGTTATTCAACGGCCCAAACAATACTCGGTGGTGGACTTGCCGCATATCAATTCATTGTTAAGTATGCAAATCTCTTTTAGGTGGTTTAAAAAATGCCTACAAACATTCAAGGATTTCAAGTTCTTACAAAACCAAACTCGCAAGACTTAGAATCCTTTCCTATTTTTATTACTATACCAGCTAATACCAGGAGGATCGTAACCTTTCCAACTGAGTTTAATTCAATCGCAATAGGTCTTCAAATTGAAAACAATGACGGGGCAAATGCCGCAAGTTACAGAATAAACAGTTCTACAAATGTTATGAGTAATTTACCAGCTTCAAACTTTAGAAGTTTTTCAGGAATGAACATTGTATCAGTAGAGGTTCAAACAGGAGCTGCAGGATCATGTTTGATTAGCGGTCAGATGGCGGCCTTACCTAAACCAACGATAGAGGGGAGTCTTTAGACATGGGTTTTGGTGGCGGTGGAGATTCAGGTAGCTTAGGAGTTTCTGCACATTTACACACTAATGCAATTGGAGATGGAGGTTCTTTATCAAGCGATCAAACTTTAATTGCAGATAGTCCATTATACAGTAGGATCCTAATAGGAGCTTAATAAAATGAAAATAAACGGATTAAAGAAAAAAGCTTTATGGGAAGATATCAAATGCTGCTGCATTAAGGGAGACATTGAACATACTTACCCATTAAGCGAATGTAAACACTGTAAATTTATGGAATGTTGGTTATCAGTTCCACATAAAGATTTTATTGTAAAAGATGAAAAAGGAAAGGATCACAAAGTTAAAGAGATTAATTTGATTCGTGGTTCTTTTGAAGATATTATTGGGTGGAGTTTTTAAAAATGACTGTGGGCGATATTGTTAATGGTGTATCAAATAGTGCGCTTACTTTTCAACCAGCAGGGAGTAACGTGATTTGTATAACTTCAGTTCTTGGAGGCAATGCGTCACAGCTTTATTCTGGATTAACTAATGGAACAATATTTGCCGTTTCAATGGTTGCCAAATCATCCGATTGGTCTATTAATGGAAATAGTACAAAAATAATGATTAATAACACCAATTACTTAAGAGTAAATTCAGGCGGTGGGGGCATGGGATATACGGGAATTCAAATAAAATGACAGATAATCTAGCAACATTAGGATTATTGTTGGCGGCAATTATTACACCGATCTCAACGATAGCCCTTTTGAAAATACATAACGCCAATAAAGATTGATTGAATGGCTTACCCCAGGTCTATTGGTCTTTATCCTAGCGTTTGCTATTGAAACAAGAATGAAAGTAGCCAAACTATGCGGACAACTGGACAGGAAATAAAGGGGGGTTAATCCCAAAATCTAGCTTGACAAAATGCACAAACAGCATAACCGTTTTCATCACACATAGAGATCAACCAGGTATGCTCTCTAGAAAAAGACTTGCTTGATTTTCTACATCTTTGTCTTAGTCTAAAATCTTTTTCTGATTGTTTCAATCTTCATCTTCCCAGTCAAAAAGGACTTTGCACTTATCACATCTAATTTGACCAATTTTTTTTATTGGTTGTGTACATTCAGGACAATGCAGATATGACCAAACATTATCGAATTCATGTCTTACATTAATTTCAGTCATGCTTCAATTCCTATCTTTCTAGCTAAACTCATTACACTTGCAGCTATGGCTTCATCAGCTGATTCCATGTGTTGACGTGATCTTATTTGCTCAACTAAGGCCCAAAATGATATGGACATTGTTAAGGTCTTGTGTGTCTTGATCTCTTTTGTTTTAATCATACAAAGTCCTAACAAAGTTTCTATTTAAATCTGCACACACACACTTCCAATTTCAAACGTAAACTTCCCTAGATACTTTTTACTACTTCGTAGCGTATCTAGGGCTTCGCCAACCCCTTGATACATTCCCCCCTACCACTTCCCGAAATGTATCAAAAATGAGGATAGGATATGGTCAGATAGTTACCAAAATAAAGGTAGCGATCTAAAGCGTATACAGGCAAAAAAAAGGAATTATAGTGATGGGAGGGGGCGTGGGGGAGGGAAACAAAGCAAATATTAAGTAAAA